TTCTTTTTATGGTGAAACTAAGTTTGAATTCGGAATTTGCGGGGTTTCTTTGAAGGTCGTGAGGTTTTTATTGCTTGCTGTGGTTTTCTGGTATTTCTTTCCAAGTTGTTTATTTTCAAGCGGTTACAGAATGATAGCAAAATGCTTGCAAGCGGTTGCGCGATGCTTGCGTCGTGCTAGACGCAGTCTAGCACGATGCTAGCATCGTGCTACCGCGCTCTGTCTCTGTCTCTGTCTCTGCCTCTGCAGGTACAGCTCACGGTAAGCTATATTTTCCTATACATAGTATAACGCAAGCCGCGTGCCAAAATATTTTTATACTTCGCTATTACACTAGCAAGGAATTCACGGCATGATTGCGACATGGTCATGGCTTTGCTGTGTCTGGTTGTGGTGTTGTGCTGTGGCGCATCGATTTCGCGCGCTAGTGGCCCTTCCTGCCGCGATATGCCTTGCGAGGGTGACTTTTCCCGGCTCTGCCTCGATCGCGTCCTATAAACGATTCTAGCGCGTTTTGCCCTGTGCGCCGAAACATATGATATTATTCAATAATGTATTACATTATTTTGGTATTGACAAGTGGGGCGGGTGGTGGTATTTTGTCGGCATTGGAGGACGGAACCATGAGTGACTCTGGGGTTGTGGTGCCTCGTTTGTCGCCGACGGTGGCGAAGGCGCTGTTGCGGTGTCCAGCTGAGGCGTGGCGTATTCACCGGATGCTAGGTGGTGAGCGTGATGCGCCGACGCCGGCGATGGTTGATGGTTTGGTGATGGAGCATTGCATTCTGGGTGGTGATGATCGCCTGGCGGTGATAGATGCTCCTGATTATCGCAGCGCGTCGGCGCGTGAGGCCCGCGATGCTGCGCTGGCGTCGGGGCTCACGCCGGTGCTTCGATCGAGGCTTGACGCCTGTGCTGTTGCGGCCGTTGTGATTCGCGATCGGATTGCCGAGGCTGTCGGTTCCGATCTGTACTCAAGATTATGTTCCGCATCTATTCAGCATCGTATTGAGTGGGATGATTCCGAGACGTCCTGTGCATGTGTTGGCGTGCTTGATGCGCTTCACATTGCTGATCATGATGCGGTGATATTCGATCTCAAGAGCGTTTCCGATGCGCATCCCGATAATGTCGTGAACGCGGCGTATCGCGGCGGTTGGCATTTGCAGGCGGCGGCGTACCGTTCCGCCGTGCTGCATGATGCTGGCATTGAATTGACCAAGATGATTTTCGTTTGTTTCGAGCGCGAGCATCCGCATTATGTTTCATGCGTGACGTTGTCACGCGAGTGGATGGAGATGGGCGATTCCCTGTGGCGTCGCGCATGCGCTGTTTGGCGTGAGTGCGTAGCGCGTGGTTCATGGTCTAGCTATTCGGCGCGTGGTGTTATCGAGCTTGATGCGGCGCCATGGCAATTGCGCGCGATGCAGGAGTGCGCGCTGGAGGATGTGATCGATGCGTGAGTTTACCGATGCGCCTGCGCGGCGTTCATCCAGTCCGTTGCTGATTGGTCTGGTTGGACCGAGCGGCAGCGGCAAGACGTTTTCTGCATTGCGCCTCGCGTCCGGCATGCAACGTGTGTTTGGCGGTGACACGTTCGTAATCGATACGGAGGCGGGTCGTGCGCTGCACTATGCGGAGATGTTCAGATTCATGCATGTTCCCTTTTCACCGCCGCATGGTCCCCTGGACTATCGCGATGCGATTCGGCATTGCGTGGATCGTGGTGCGCGTGTGATTGTTGTTGACAGCATGACGCACGAGCACAGTGGCGAGGGTGGTGTGCTGTGGCAGTCGGAGCAGTTGCTTTCTCGATATGGCGACGATGAGTCGGCCCGCAATCGCAATCTTGCGCGGTCGTTCATTGAGCCGAAGCGGCAGCGGAAGGCGTTGATCAATTCGATCATTCAGATAGGTGCGTCGTGTGCGTTCATATTCTGCTATCGCGCGCACGAGCGATTGGATTTCAGGCGCAAGGATCAGCGTGGCAATCCGCGTGAAATGGGTTTTCAGCCGGAGACGACCTCGCCGCTGATGTACGAGATGACGCAGCAGTTTCTGTTGCCGCCTGGCGCGGATGGTCATCCGCGCATGCATTCCGAGTTGGAGGATGAGCGTCGTTTGATCAAATGTCCTGCGCAGTTTCGCGACTGGTTCCGCGACGGCATCCAGCTGGATGAGTCGCTTGGCGAGCGATTTGCCCGGTGGAGCGTCGGCGATGCTGGCAATTTTGACGTGTCGGCGGCCGTTGCGCGTCTGGATGCCTGCGCGACGCTTGATGAACTTGCGTCGTGTTTCCGCGAATATGCGTCGCGTCGCGTCGAGATTGGCGATGCGGGCATGGCGCGCATAGTCGAGGCGAAGGATCGTCGGAAGGTCGAGCTGCAACGCAAACCTGTGGAGGCCTGACGGATGAAAGAGTTGGAGCGGATATTGGCGCGGTGTTCCGGGATGAGCGCGGACATGCGTTTGCGCGCGATGTTTCGCTGCGCGAGACTGGCGCATGCGGCCGGCGACGTTGACCTGTGCCGCGCATTGCGGTGTTGCGCGATTGCCCTGGATCGCGGTGACATCGCGCAATCTGATGTGGAGTTTGATTCCGTATTCATTCTTTCATGGTATCGTTCGCAGGTGGACTAGGCGATGCCATTGCGCATACGGAACTGGAGCAGGTTTCAGCACTATCGGCGTCGCAACCCGCCGTGGATCAAGCTGCACTACGATCTTCTTCAGAGCAGGGATTGGATGATTCTGGATGATGCGTCGCGCGTGCTCGCGGTTTCTCTTCTTCTGATTGCGTCGCGCAACGACGGACGTGTTCCTGATGATGCCGATTACGTGCGCAGGCTTGCGTCGCTGAATGCGCCTCCGGATTATGATCCGCTGATAGCATGCGGTTTTCTTGAGCGTGTCGAGGATGATGATTTTGATCGAATCTATTCCGCGTTCAGGCGTCGGATATCGGATGATGGTGGATCGGTGCCTGAGGATGGCACGCCCGAGGAGCGCATGGATCGCGAGATGCTGCATGCGCTGTACCGCATTGATCCGTCGAGCCTTCGCCGTTGTCTTCGCGCGCTGTACGGTTCTGATGCGTCAGAGCGCGCCATTTCCATTCGTTCCGGTCTGACGGTGCGCGGTTTCTGCGCGTCGTTCGAGCAGATACGCGAGGATGCGGTTCATGGGCGCGATTGAGCTGCGCGAGTATCAGCGTGCCGCGCTCGATGCGATCGCGTCGGGCTGGCGCGAATTCCGCCGCCAGCTGCTTGTGCTTCCGACGGGCACGGGCAAGACGATTGTGTTTGCGCATGCGGCAATGAACGAAATTGATCGCGGCGGCAGCGTTCTGGTTCTGGCGCACAGGGATGAATTGATTTTGCAGGCGATTGACAAACTTCGTGCTGCGTGCGGCATAGATGCGCTTGTGGAGAAGGGTGGATTGCGCGCGCTGGATTCGTTCCGTGCCGGGTCGGTGGTTGTGGCGAGCGTACAGAGTCTTCACATTGATCGGCTGATTCGGTGGCCGCGTGATTCGTTCGATTTGATCATCGTTGACGAGGCGCATCATGCGCTGAGCGATTCATATCGGAATATATTCACGCATTTTGATGCGGTTGCGGGTGGTGCGACGCGGCTGCTCGGCGTGACCGCGACGCCGGATCGCGGTGATCGCCGTGCGCTCGGCGGCATATTCGAGACAATAGCCTACGAATACAGGATGCGCGATGCGATTTCCGCAGGGCATCTTTGCCCGATAGTTGCGTCGAGCATTCCGATAGAGATTGACATGCGCGGTGTGCGCCGTGTCGGTGGCGATTACGATGCGGAGGCGAGCGCGGCGCGCATTGCGCCGGTGCTTGAGCGTGTCGCTGATGCCGTTGTCGAGTTTGCGCGCGGCCGGAAGACATTGGTTTTTCTGCCGCTGATCAGCCTGTCGATGGCATTTTCCGATTTGCTCCGCGATCGCGGCATGCATTCGGTTCATGTTGATGGCGAGAGTCCGGATCGCCGTGACATTCTCGACTGGTTCGCAGGTTCCAGCGATGGCGTGCTGTGCAATGCGTCGCTGCTGCTGGAGGGATACGATTGTCCTGACATATCGTGCGTTATCTGCCTGCGTCCGACGCAGATACGCAGTCTGTATCAGCAGATGGTTGGCCGTGGCACGCGCATCGCTCCAGGCAAGAAAAACCTGCTGCTGATAGATTTTCTCTGGCTGACGGAAAAGCACAGGCTGTGCGTTCCTGCGAGTCTGATTGCGCCGGATGCGCAGCACGCATCTGAGATCATGGATGCGGTTCGATCGTCGGGCGACGGCGTGGAGGTTGATCTGATCGAGGCGGAGAGTGCGGCGGTGCGCGAGCGGATGCGCAGACTGCGAGACGAGCTGGATCGTCACAAGCGGAGGCCCGCGCGCCTTGGCTATGATCCGCTCGAATACGGTGCGCGCATGAACGACATCGAGCTGGTGGAGTGGGAGCCGGTGATGCCATGGCATTCGCTGGCGCCGACGGAGAAGCAGAAAGATGCGCTGACACGGCTTGGTTTCGACGCGAATCGTGTTCGTTTCCGTGGTCAGGCGAGCGCGCTGCTGACGAGCGCGGCGCGCCGCCGTGAGCTTGGGTTGTGCACGATTCGACAGGCGCGCCTGCTCGAACGTCATGGTCATGCGAATGCGATTAACATGAGTTTTGCGGAGGCGAGCGCGGCGATAGATGCGATAGCGCGCAGGCTTGGCTGGCGTTCGCATTCGCAGTCCGGAGCCGCGTCATGAGCGGCAGGAAGCGGCAGGAAGCGCCGCCGCAGAATCTCGATGCGGAGCGCGCCGTATTGAGCAGCATTCTGATCAACGGCGATGCGATCGATGTGGCGCGCGCCGTGCTCGGGGATGATGCGTCGGTTCATTTCATGCATCCGCCGCACGCAGCGGTCTATGAAATGATGGTTTCGATGCGCCGCGATGGCGAACCTGTGGATGTCGTGCTGCTCGCATCGCGATTTGATCGATGCGGTCGTCTCGCCGAGATAGGCGGCATGTCGTTCCTGTCTGAATTGCTTGGCGCGCAGAAGACGTCCGCGCACGTGCGCGATTATGCCGTGATGGTGCGCGACGTTACACTGCGGCGCGAACTTCAGGCGTTGCTGCGCAGTCATTATCTCGCATCGAAAAAGAGCGATTCTGGCGCGGACAGCATCATAGATGGATTCATTCTTCGGCTGGAGTCGCTGATGCGCGGGATGGCGGATGCCGATTTCATTCGCATGTCGGACACGCTGCCCGAGCTGCGAGCGCGCATGCTCGCGATGCTGGATCGCGGTCGCGAGGCGTTCGGTATCAGCACGGGCATAGGCAATCTCGATGCGATCCTGCTCGGCCTTGAGCCGGGCAGCGTGACGGTGCTCGCGTGCAGGCCTGGCGTCGGCAAGAGTACGCTGAGTCTCCAGATTGCCTCGCATGTCGCGCGTGCCCATGGCAATGCTGCGATTGTGTCGCTGGAGATGTCGCGCGAGCAGATCGAGGACAAGGCGGCGTACATGCTCGGCGGCATATCACGTCGCGAGGTGCTGAACCGTTACATTGCGCGTGATGCGCTTGAGCGCAAGATTGAAGCCGTGTGTTCCGATGCCGCGCTGGAACGCCTTTACATTCTGGATTGTCCCGCGATCACGTCGAACGATCTTCGTCTTCGCATGAAGCGGTTCGCGGACCGGCGCGGCATTGCGCTGCTCGTGATAGACTACCTTCAGCTGTTGCGGCCCGCGAATACCGGCGCGAGCCGCTACGAGCAGGTGAGCGAGATGAGCAGGACGATCAAGCTTCTTGCGCGCGAGATTGGCGCGCCCGTGCTGCTGCTGTCGCAGTTGAACCGTGATGGTGCGGATCGACCGCGTCTGCACAACCTGCGCGAGTCCGGCGCGATCGAGCAGGATGCCGACAACGTGATTCTGATGTGGCCCGAGAACGAGGATGGCATCATGCACGTGGACGTCGCGAAGCACCGCACTGGCGCGACTGGCGAGTGCGGGCTTTTTTTCCGGTCGGACACGCAGAAGTTTTTCGATGCCGATTTGCCGAAGCCCAAGCCGCGCCGTGGTCGCAGGGGCGGCGCGAACGACGGCATCATCCAGCGCGTGCCGTCGCCGTCGGAATATGATTTCACCGAGCCGGACGAGGAGTGTCCATTTTGAGCCGACACATGAAGCGTTTCGATTTGCCGCCTGTGGCGCTGCGTGATGGCGTGCGCGTATACGGTCCTGGGATGCACGTTGGTCCCGGTGATCTGATTTACGAATGCCGTTATTGCGGCGAGCCGCATTCACAGCGTCATGATGGCGGCATCTATTTTGTTCTGCGTGGTTTGTGGTGCTGCCTTGCGTGCGGCAGAAAAAACGGAGTGATCGAATGAAATACAAGTCGCAGCCGACCGTGGTTGACGGAATCCGATTCGCATCGAAGGCGGAGGCGCGCCGGTATGGCGAATTGAAAGTGCTCGAACGTGCCGGCCGGATCAGCGGGTTGCGTTTGCAGCCGTCATATGAATTGCAACCGGCGTTTCGTGACGTGCGCGGTCGTCTGCATCGCGCAATACGGTATGTAGGCGATTTCGCCTATGTCGAGAACGGTCGCGAGGTGGTCGAGGATGTGAAAGGTTTCGCGACGCAGGCATTCGCGATCAAGTCGAAGATGTTCATGGCGCGGTATCCCGGTATTGAGCTGAGAGTAGTGAAATGAAAACGGCAGGACATTATTCGGACAGCGAGAGCGTGATGCTGCCGCTGAGCGATGTGGCGGATATTCTGGATGTGCCGATTAGTGAAGTTCGCGAGCTGATACGGTCCGGTGCGTTGCGCGCCGTTGCCTATTCGCAGTCTGACATCCGTATCAGGTGCATCGATCTTGATGCTTATCTGAAAACCATATGGGGAGAATGACATGAGACAGTTTTCCGTTGAGCATCCGAGGTCCTGCTGGCGTACGCCGGACGCGGTGTATTCGCTGCTGCATTCCGAGTTTGATTTCAACATTGACGGTGCGGCGGATGCATCGAATGCGAAATGCGCCAGGTGGCTGGATCGCGCATCGGATGCGTTCACGCACGATTCATCCGCGAGTGAGCGCATATTTCTCAATCCGCCGTACAGTGGCACAAAATACGGTGAGCACACGCTGAGGCAGTGGGTGGAGCTTGCGGTGCGCTGGCGGTCGCAGGGCGGCATCGTGGTCATGCTGTTGCCCGCGTCGACATCGGAGCGATGGTTTTCGTTTGCGTCGGAACGGTCTGATCATGTGCGGCTTTTGACGCCGCGCGTTCAGTTTGTGCCGCGTGATGGTGTGCGTGCGTCGAGCAATACGATGGGGAGCGCGGTTTTCGTGATGGACGGTGTTGATCGTCCGCAGAAAATAGTCGTGTGGAACTGGCGCAACCAAAATGGAGGACACTGACATGTCGGATGAAGACCTTGATTATGAGCGCTTTTTTGTGCGGCGTGCCGAAGAGGAATTCAATGAATCGTTCAGCAGGGTTGCGGAGTTGGCGCGGGATATGGGCTTGGATGAGCGCGATGCCATGATGATATTCAGGGCTGGTTGGCTGTCGCGCGCCATTTTCGATGTAAAAATGCAGGTCAAATGGATGAAGATGATCCGAGGTGTCAATGATGAATCGACAGGAGAATGAGCCGATCCACGCCGTGGCGTGGACACGTTGCGAACGCTGCAATCACTGGCGTGTCAGGTATCAGGTGTTTGTCGCGGCAGGTCATTACGATCGCACGTGCGTGCAGTGCCTGACCGAGGACGAGCGGCGCAGGATAGATGCGTGGCGGATGTCATGCATTGAACCGGAAGCGTCGGAAACGATCGAGGATGATGCGTGATGGCGGAAGCGTCTGAGATATGGTTTCGTGCGTTCTGCTCGCTGTGCGGTGAGGAGGTGGAGGACACGCTCGACAACGTTGCGGAGATTCTGCGCCAGATGAGCGGCTGGGAATGCGACGGCGCAGATTTCATCTGCGATCGGTGCATGGAACCGGAGCCGCGTCGAGAGCGTGAACGCGAACCGTGGGATTGGCCTGAATGATTCGGATTATCATGCAAATGCTTTCGCCATACCGGCGCATGCTCGGGCATGTTCTGTTCTGGCTTGGCGCAGGCATGGCGGCTGGTGCGTCCGTGGTATACTGGATGCTGAACTAGGAGAACATCATGAAATATCTTGGCGCATCTGTGAGCAGCATAGGCAGTGTTGAGCAGTGGTCGAGTTTCCGGTCCATGTTCAACGCGGCCGTCATAATGACATTCTGGCGTCAGTTTGATGGTGGTTCCGGTGGGTATCGCGATCAGCCCGTGCGCGAGGTGAACGACTGGATTGTGCGATGCCGTGATTCGGGCATGTACGTTGCTGGTCATCCTGTCGTCTACAATCTCGCCGCTGCCCAGGGCCCTGACTATGATGCAGCGCAGATGATGCGGCATGTGGAGTGGTACGCTGGAACGTTCAGCGGTCTGAGCGTGGTGGATGTCGTGAACGAGCACCATCACTATCCGGTTTCGGGATTCGATCAGATGATTGCGCGATGGCGTTCATTGCGTCCTGACTGCCGCGTGCGATTGAACGAGTATGGATTGAGCATGAACCAGATCGCATTTTCGCGCATCGTGCGCGACGCCTACAGGCCGTGGCTTCACCTTGCCGACGTAATCGGCATCCAGTGCCATTGGCTGGATCCGCTTGTTGGCGGGAAATTGCCGTCCATCACGACTGTTCAGAGGAATCTTGATGCGCTGGTTGTTCTGGGCAAGCCGATTCATGTGACCGAGATTTCCATTCCATCGAACCGTGACGGATGGACCGAGTCGAAGCAGGCGGAATGGCTGGATCGCCTGTTGAATCTGTTTCACCGCACGCCTGCCGTCGAGGGATGCTGGTACTGGGACCTGAGCGATGCCAACGCATGGAACAGGACATCTGGCCTGTGGCGTGCCGATGGCACGCCCAAGCCGGCATGGAATGTTCTTGCATCGTGGCGAACTGCTAATCTTCGCGTGAACGTGTAGCGCGAGATTCGCATCAACAACAAGGAGATGATCATGAGGAAACGGAATGTCGAAGAGATGCCGGATGCCGACATCGCGGCATTGGAGTGCGCGGAATCGGTCTCGCCGCAATTGACCGGGTACATTGATCGGACTGTCGTGTTTCCGCCGTACAGCCCGGGTGTTGACGGTGATACCGGCAGCGATCCGATCATTCTGAAGATCGCGGTGCCCAATACGATGTCGGCGCGTCGGATGCTTGCGGACATGCATGGCAGCCGCGTGGTGATTCATCTGCGCGGATTCGATCAGAGCGAGATGCTGCTAGACGATTCCGATGGTGCGCCATGAGCGGCGTGCGCGTGCCAGGGTTGAATCACGTCGTGCTCGCCGGTCGTCTCGGTCGCGACGCCGTGCTGCGCAGGACCGCATCGGGAGAATCCTGCTGCTCGTTTTCCATGTGCAATTCGCGACGGTGGCGTGATGGCGATGCGTGGCGCGAGAAGGCCACGTGGATTGACGTGACACTGTGGCGCGATCATGCCGAGCGGATTGCGCCGCGCCTGAAAAAGGGTGTTGCGGTCGTGGTCACCGGACGGCTGGAGGAAAACGCATGGACCGGTCGCGACGGGGAGCAGCGGCGCCGCATCGTGCTGGTTGCGTCCGCCGTTGATCTGCTGGAGCGTGATTCTGATGGTGTTGCGCCTTCGGACTCGCCACCGGTCGCCGGTGTCGAAGACGATGATATTCCATTCTGATTTTTGCCGTGCACGCGGATCGCGGTGCAGTCCTGACCCTGCGCCGCGATCCGTTGCGCGGCAGTCGGGCATCCTGCTATGGCGCGGATGATGCATGCGGTTGGCGGAGCGCGTGCCGGATATGCGCGGCGACGCGATGCGCATGCGGTGATGTCGCCCGCGCTCCAGATATTTCTGGAGCGCGGCCATTTCTATTGGTTTCTCGCGGGCGCGGATGAGCTTGGGCTTCGTCTTGGCCTGAGCGAATCCGATGCCGAGCTGCTTCATCTGCACGCCATTTCCGTGTCACCGTTCACGACGGAGAGCGTGCCTCGTGTCCGAGCGAGCGGCACGGATCGATGCGGTCAGGAAATTGACATTGACTGGCTTGCGCGGCAGTGGCGGCTGCATCGCGATGTCGTGATTGAGCGTGCTCGCGAACGGTTCGGCGCGGATCGCAGCGTATGGGGTCTGTGCGCGTTCGAGAATGATGCCGCGTGGGATGGTCCTGGCGACTGGCTGATCGGCGAGCGTGATGGCTGTGAGCAGGTTCGCGGGCATGATACGTTTTCACGCGCAACATGCGGAGCTGGCGCATTGCGATGTCCCGCCGGTCCTGTGCCTGATGGTGCGTGGTTCGACGGCATGCTCGCGGATCGTGCCACGTTTTTCATGGAGCGATTCTGTCGACAGAGCAAGGGCGCGTGGGCTGGGCGGCCGGTCGATCTGATGCCGTGGCAGCGCGATGATCTGCTGCATCCGGTGTTTGGTTGGCGCCGTGCCGATGGTACGCGCCTGATCCGTCAGGCCTACTGCGAGATACCGAAGAAGAACGGCAAGAGCACGGTGATCAGTTCATTGATGCCCTACATGCTGATGGCGGATGGCGAGGGTGGTCCAGAGGTGTACACGGCCGGTGTGGATCGTCAGCAGGCGAGCATCGTATTCAACGAGTCGGCGCGCATGGTTCGCGCGTCATCCGTGCTTTCGCCGCATGTCGAGATCATTCCGAGCGTGAAGACGATCAAGTGCCGTGCGAACGACGGTGTCATGCGCGCATTGAGCGCGGACAACGAGACGGCGGAGGGATTGAACATCAGCGCGCTTGCGGTGGATGAGGTGCATGCGCATCGCAGGCCCGATCTGATTGATGCGTTGCGTTACGGTGGCGCGGCGCGCACGCAGTCGCTCGCGTTTTTCATTACTACGGCGGGGCTTTATGACCCGAATTCGATCGGCTGGATCATGCACGAGCAGGCGGCGAAGCTGATCAGTGGCGCGGCGGAGCTGTCCAGTTTCTGGCCCGTGATTTACGCGGCGCATCCGGATGATGACTGGCGCGATCCGGCGACGTGGCGCAAGGCCAACCCTGCGCTCGGCACGATCATCAGCGAGGATTCGATGCGATCCGATTGCGCCGAGTGCGTTGCGAGCGGGCGCCACAACATTTTCCGCCGGTACAGGCTAAACATCTGGACGCAGGACGTTCAGGCCTGGGTTGATGCGGATGTGTGGCGCAGTCTCGCGCGCGACTATTCGGCCGATTCGCTGATTGGCGATCCATGCGTAGGCGGTCTCGATCTGGCGCACAGCAACGATCTGGCGGCGTTCGTGCTGGTATTTCCGCCGCATGGCGAGCGCGAGACGTGGCGCATGCTGTCGTGGCATTTCATGGCGCGCGACGTGATGCAGCGCAGATCGCGTGAGCATGGTGTTGATTATGCGCAATGGGAGCGTGACGGCTGGATTCGCGCAGTTCCGGGCGAGATGATCGATTTATCCGGCGATGGCGCGCTCGCCGGTGAAATCGCTTCCATTGCGGAGCGATATTCCGTGTCGGAGATAGCCTACGATCCGTATCTCGCGGCATACATATCTGCGGCGTTGCAGGAGCGGCACGGTCTTCGCATGACGCAGCACCGATTCGGCGAGGTGAGCATGAACGCGCCGATGCAGGAGACGGAGCGCATGATTCGCGATGGCCTGCTGGAGCACGATGGCAACCCGCTGATGGCGTGGGAGATTTCCAATGTGATTGCGCGTGTCGGCAGCGGCGGTCTCATGAAGCCGGACAAGAGCCTGTCACGCCGCAAGATCGACGGTCCTGTGGCCCTGATCATGGCGGTCGGCACCGCGGCAAAATCCGATATTGTGCGTGGTGGAACGAATTACGGCTTTATTGTACTATAACGCTGTGCATGGAGGTGGATGGCATGGCAACGAAACGGGCGGGGAATGCCAGAAATGCGCCGAAAAAGCGGCGTGATCCGCGGCATCCGGTGTACATTGTCGAGGGTTCGCGCCACACGCGCAGCGGTGAACTGATCAACGAGGAAACGGCGATGCAGTACACGCCGTTTCTGCGGGCCTGCGCGGTCATTGCGCAGACGGTTGCGGTTCTTCCGAAGCGCGTGCGTCGTGCCGTGGATGCGCGCCGTTACGAGGACATTGCGGGGCATCGCGTGGTGTCGCTGCTGAACCGCAGGCCGAATTCGGAGATGACGGCATATCAGTTCTGGGTCGCGGTGATGCTGTGGGTGCTGCGCTGGGGCAACGCCTATGTCGAGATAGTGCGGAACGTCGGCGGTGAGATAATCGAGCTGTGGCCGATCGAATCGTGGCGCGTGATGCCGCGTCGCGATCCCGTTGACGGCGATCTCTATTACGAGGTGTGGAACGGTGATGGTGGCGGGAATGCGATGCTGTCGCGCCGCGATGTTCTTCATGTTGCGCAGTTGCCGCTCGGTGACGGGATCATCGGCACCGGATTTGTCGGTCTCGGTCGCGAGGCGCTCGCGTATGGTGTTGCGACGGAGCGCATGGGTCAGGAGTTTTTTGGAAACGGCGGTGCGCCGGGCAGCATCATTTCATATCCGACCGCGATGCCGAAATCCGAGGCGCAGATCGCTGAGATGCGCGCAAAGTTCATGGAGGCGCATGGCAAGGGCCGCCGCGGCGGCGTGATGTTCCTGTTTGACGGTGCGACCTATTCGGCGTTGAGCGTGCCGAACAATCAGGCGCAGTATCAGGAGACACGCGAGTTTCAGGTGCTTGAGGTTTCGCGGTTGACAGGTGTGCCGCCGTACCTGCTGAGCGATTACAAGAACGCGCCGTACAGCACGCCGGAGCATCAGCGGATTCAATTCCATGATTCGTGTCTGTTGCCGTGGTGCCGCGCCATCGAGAACGAGATCGACATCAAGCTTCTGGATGATGCGGGACCGCTCTACTGTCAGTTCGATCTGGGCGAACTCATGAAGGGCGACATTCGCAGTCAGGGCGAGTATTATCGCAATCTTGTCATGAGCGGCATTCTCGAACCGAACGAGGTTCGCATTCGCCTTGGTGAGAATCCGAGCGAGAACGCGGCGGCGGATCGGCTGTATGCGCCGGTGAATCTTGCGCCGCTGGAGAGCCTTGGCGAGTTGAGCGCGGAACGCCGCGCAATTCGCGGCGGCATCAGCGATGGCGGTGATCCGTCAACGACGCGCACGCCTGCGGCGCATCTGCTTCCCGCACTGGTTGCGTCGATCGAGACGATTGCGCGGCGCGAGCGGCGCAGGCTGGACACGCTTGAGCGCAACGGATGCGCGGAGCAGTTCCGTTCATGGCTGGAATCGCAGTCCGGATACATGCATGACATTCTTGATCCGGTGCTGCACAGCGCGTACATGGCCTGCGGAATGCGCGGCGACATTGCGGCGTTGAAGGCGCACGAGCATGCCGAGCGCATGATCGCGATGCGGTTGCACAGGAGCGGCGACAGGATTCAAGACGTGATTGATGCGATGCGCACGCTGGAGGAAATAACGAATGAGGCATGAACTGTGGGCGATTCGCGACGGCTGTGACTGGGTTTTCGACGATCGCGAGATCGCGAAACATTTCGCGGGCGTATCCCGCGCCGCCGCCGATCAGAATTCGGAGCGATTGGTGTCTGGCGGCGTGGCCGTGATAGATGTTTTCGGCCCGATAGTGCAGTCCGGCGGAATCGGCGAGCGTTATTTCGGCATGGCAAGTTCACGCGCCATTGCGGCGCGCGTGCGCGAGGCGATGGCGATGCGTGAAGTTGGCGCAATTCTTTTGCGCGTGGATACGCCTGGCGGCATCGTGAATGGATGCGGCGAGGCGAGTGATGCGATTTATGAGGCGCGCCGATCCGGCATGCCTGTGGTTGCGCACGTCATGGCGCAGGCGTGCAGCCTCGGCTACTGGCTGGCGTCGCAGGCGTCCGAGGTCTACGCCGAGCGCACGACCATTGTCGGATGCCTCGGCACGATCATGGTTCTGTATGACACGTCGAAGTATTTCGAGAATCAGGGCATCGTGCCTCGCGTCATTACGCGGGCGCGGTTCAAGGCCGCCGGCGTCGATGGCGTGCCGCTGGATGATGAGATGCTCGAATATCTGCGTCGCCGCATCGATGAGGGCGATGCGATGTTTCGCGCCGATGTGCAGCGTGGTCGTGCTGGAATTTCGTGGGACGCCGTCGGTAACGGGCAATACTGGTCGGCCAACGACGCGCAGATTCTCGGGCTGGTGGACGTCGTGCAGGGCCACGATGCGAGCATGGCCCGCGCGATGTCCCTGGCCTCCATGACATTTTCGCGGCGTAACGCGGCCTTGCGCGCCCGCATGCTTTGATGCGTACTACATCAATGGTGTTTTATTTTCCTGTTGACAATGGGATTCGGATGTGTTTTAATTTGACTTGGATTTGAATCGCTCTGCGCGCAGAAGGCGCGCCGGGCAGCGCAACCCAGAGTCGGGCGCATGTGCGTGGCAATCCTGTTTGCATCGCATGCGCCCGTTTTTTTTAACCCAGGAGAGAACATCAATGACACTTGAAGAACTGACTGCACGGCTGACCGCGATTTCGGAGCGCGGCCGCCAGATTCTCGCGGAGGCAGGAGATGCGCCGTTGAGCGAGGAAGCGACGGCGGAGATTGATGCGCTGGATGCCGAGAAGTCCGAGATCGAGAGGCAGATTCGCGATCACAATGCGCGCCTTCGTGCGCAGCGTCTTCAGGATTCCTGCATTCGCGGCGAGGTTGCGGAGAGCGGTGTGCGCCGCATGTCTCCGGTGGCATCGAACCGTCCGCGCATCGAGGTTGGTCGCGAAGGTTTCGAGCGTGATCCGATGTGCGGCTATCGTTCGCCTGCGGAATTTCTCCGCGAGGTGCGTGCCGTGGCGACGGGTCAGACGACAATCGAGCGTTCGCGTCGTCTGCTGCCGCTGTTTGGCGGCATCGAGCATGCGGAGAACAGGCTGGAGCTGTACGGGATTTCGAGCAGTGAATTCGCTCGGGAGTCTGTCGGCGGCGAGGGCGGTTTTCTCGTGCCGCCGCAGATGCGCGAGGAAATTTTCTCCGCGATCAACGGCACGACTTCGCTTTTCAATGTTCTGTACAAGGAGCCGATCAGCACGAACGCCGTGGAATGGGACGGCGACGAGACCACGCCGTGGGGCGCGTCCGGCATTCGCCCCTACTGGCTTGGCGAGGGCGGTTCGCTCACGGCGACAAAGCCGAACGTCGAGAAGCGGATCAATCGCCTGCACAAGGTCGGCGCGCTCGTGAACGTGACCGAGGAATTGAACAGCGACGCGACGCGCCTCAACAACGTGATCACGCGACAGGCAGGCGCCGCGCTCGACTACGTCATTTCCGAAGGGTTCTATTCCGGTGACGGCATTGCGAAGCCTGTGGGTTTTTTCGGTCACAGTTCGCAGGTGACGGTTGCGAAGGAGACCGGTCAGGCCGCTGGCACGATCAACGCAGCCAACGTCACGAAGATGCTTGCGCGGCGTCGCACGTCGAACGATGCGCAGTGGGTGTGGCTGATGAGCGCGAGCGCGTACTCGCAGATCATCACGCTGACCATCGGGTCGTCTCCGGCGTGGACATCGCCCGCGAGCGGATTGAAGGATGCGCCCGGCGGCATGCTGCTCGGCATTCCGATTGTGATTTCCGAGCATTGCAGCACGCTTGGGACCGAGGGCGACATCGTGCTTGTGAACGCACGCGGATACTACGGCATCTATCACAGCACGAGCCTGCGGTTCGATTCAAGCATTCACGTGCATTTCGCGCAGGACATCAGCGCGTTCCGCTGGATCATGCGCGTTGGCGGAATGCCGTTCCTCCAGAATCCTGTTTCGCCGAAAAACGGATCGCTGACGTACAGCGATTTCATTGCATTGCAGACCCGGTCCTAACCGATAGGAGTTAATCGAGATGAATCTGACAAGCGCATTGGCGCATGAGGTCGTGGTCCCTGTTGGCGATGTCAATCCGGCGTCGTACAGTGCGGGCACGCAGACGACTGGCTGGATTGCCGCGAAAAATTTCACGAAGTTTCTGGCGGTGATCCAGGCCGGTGCACTCGGCACGAACGCCACGCTCAACGCGAAGTTGCAGCAGGCGAGCGATGGCAGCGGGACCGGCGCGAAAGACATTACGGGCAAGGCGATCACGCAATTCACGCAGGCCGGTACCGATTACAGCGGGAAGACCGCCGTGATTTCGCTTGATCCGTCCGAGCTTGATGCCACGAACGGCTTCACGCATTTCAGACTGTCATTTACTGTTGCGACGGCGGCGTCGCTGGTATCCGCGAGTGTGTACGGCATTGGTGCGCTGTACACGCCTGCGGAGGACTATGGCGCGTCGGATGTTGTGCAGTATGTGAGCTGATCCTCCTGTCGTTCCGTCTCCTCCGAAAGATGCGGCGGCATAACCCGTAGTTATGCCGCCGCATCGAAAACAGCGGGCGAATAGAGATGACAACAGAATTGATCGAGCCGCCGGTGGTCGAGCCTGTCAGTGTCGCGGAGGTTCGTTCTCATCTGCGTGTCGATCATACTGATGATGACGCATGGATTTCGTTTGCCATTGGCGCGGCCCGTCAATACATCGAGCGCATACAGAACCGCGCCATGATGCGGCAGCGTTGGCGCATGACCGCGCCGTCGTTTGAAAAGATGTTCTGGGCTGGCGTTGCCGCGCTGAGCGTGAATCCTGTCGCGTCTATTGATGATGTCGCTGTCGCGTACTACGATTCAGAGAACAGCATTCAATCGTTATCGAGTGATGCGCTCGTGTTTATCGGCGGCAGAATAGCCCGCGTTGCGCTGTCCGGCGATGCGGTGCTGCCTTTGACATATGATCGACCTGATGCGGTTTCTCTGTCATGGTACGCTGGCTATTCGGATTCTAGTGAAGTTCCATTCGATACGCGCATGGCGATTCTGGAGCATGTGGCGCAGATGTATCACTATCGTGACGGGAATGCACGCGGCAGCGTGAACGCGCTGCGGCACGGATTGACGGCGATGATCCATTCAGACGCCGATTGGGCAATGTAGCATGGTGCGCGCTGATTTGTTGCGGCAGAGCAGCGGCGCATATCGCACGCGATGTGCCATCCTGCGCCCGTCCTACTCGACGGCAAACGACGGCACTAGCGTCGTTGCATGGACGCTCCACGGATGGCGACACATGGCCATTGAGCCTGTCGCGTCGAGCGAGATGCGGATTGGTCCGCGCGTGCTGGATGAGAGCGAATGCGTTGCGCGCATGCCGTACGAGCGCGGCATCAAGTCAGACATGCGCGTGTTGTTTCCTCTGCCGTGCGGCTATCTGACCGCTGGCGCATCGAACGTCGACACCGTCGTCATGGTGACCGGCGGCGATTCGCATCCCGAGTTGCGATCCGGTCCGTTCCATGCGCGATGCGAGAGCGAGATTCTCCGTGTTACCGGCGGGCACGGCACCGCCACGCTCCATGTGCAGCGAGGCAGATTTGGTACGTCTGCCGCCTCGCACGCGGCTGGAGTGATGTTTGTGCCGCTGCGCGAATACAACATTAGCGGCGTTATCGATGTCGATGATGCACATGCCGAGCTGCTGCTCGGACTGAACGGAGCGCAGAAATGATCAGCATGCGCGTTGACGGTGCGTTGATGGCGGATGTGCTGCGCCGCTTCAATGAATTGAACGGCGCGGATGCGCGCCGCGCATTTCACGTTGCTGGTGTTCGGGCGAGCGCGCCGATGGTTGCGGCGTTGCGCGCGGCGGTGCCAGTGCGCACGGGCGCGCTGAAAAAGAACATAGGAATCAGGCGGGCGCGGCGCGGCGTGCCGCGTGACACGCACAGGCTCGTTATCGCGAGCCGCGACGTGAGCTATGCGCTGGTTCCCGTTTCCGACATTCCGGACGGTGCGCGATCCGAGTTCATTCGAGCGCTGCGTCGCAGTGGCGCGGCGGGCCGTCGCCGCGTAAATCCATCCAAATACTGGCACCTGGTCTTCGGCGGGACGCGCCCGCACGCGATCAGGATGAAGCGGAGCGGGATCATTCTTCAGCATCCAGGCGCGCGCGCCAACGATGCGATGCGAAATGTTTTTGCGGCGCAATCCGCCGGTGTGATCGCTGCGTTCTCCGGCGAATTGCGGCGCGCGATTGAGCGAGTATTTGCGAAAGTGGGGCGCAGATGATTACGGCGGATGATGTTTTTCGCGCCGCTATTCTCGGAGTGCCGGGCGTCAGCGACGTGATTGGAACGGGGCTGAGCGCGTTCAACGGATTTGCGCCGTCGAGTGCGTATCCATGCGCACAGTACATGCGCACGTCGAGCGCAAATCCGCATGCGATGGATGCGCCGGATTCCGTGATTGATGCGCGCTACGATCTGCTTTTCTACGCGACCGTGCGCGCCGATGCGTGGCGCGCTGCGGATGCGGCATCGAGCGCGTTGAACGGATGGCACGGCGTGGTGACGGTTGGCGATGACTCCGCCGATGTGTACGGCATGTTCATGCGTGACGCGGCGGAGATTCCAGTTGTTACCGAGGACGGGCAGGAGGTTGGCGATTTTGCGGTGCGCCAGCAGTGGCGCATGTGGGTGAAACTGAACTGAAGAGGATTTGATCATGGCATCTACTGCGACTATAGGAAATGGCACCACGATTACATTCGGCACGAGCGCGTTCGCTCCGTCGATCACGGAAATTGCGCAAAGTGGTGGGCAGACGCGCGCGGCGATCAACACGTCTCACCTTGCCACGAGCGGGTCGCACACGTTTTCGCCGGGCGGCCTGCTCGACAATGGCGCGTTTCGCATCACTGGTTTTTTCGATGGTTCGCAGAATCCGCCGGTGAGCGCTGCAGCTGAGACGATCACGATCGCGTGGGCTGGGGGTGGGACTTCGTATGCGTTCAGCGGGTTCATGACATCGTTCAACATCGAGCCGGTGAAGGTGGATGAACTCATGATGTTCAGCAGCGAAATCAAGATCGCCGGTGCGATTACGAAGGATGTGACGCCGTGAGTGAATCATTCGTTCGCGTTCGCATATCGAAGCCGGTCGCGCCGCCGCTCGATGCGCTTGCTCCGGACTATCTTGCGAATCATTGCAATCGTTTCAATGTGCCCGTGTGCGAGGATTTGGAAGTGCTGCAATCGAGGCTTTCGATGTGCAGGGCGATTCCGATATTGCGCGTCGGTCAGGAGGTGGAGCTGCGTGTTGATGTTGCCGCAGCATATGAGCGCAGCGGCATCGCGGTGGATGCGCGTCTGCCTGTAGAGATCGAGCGGCAGCGCGAGGCGAAGGCGAGGGCAATCATAGACGATGCGCGCCGTCGTGTTGCGACCGCGGAGGAGGATGGCAATGAACGCGAGTGAGCTGCGCCTGAAAATCCTCGCGAGCGATGACATGCGCCCTGTTGCGGTGTCGGTGCCGGAGTGGGGCGTTGACGTGCACGTGAAGCCGATGAGTACGCGGGCACGCGAGGAATTTGATTTCTGGATCAGCCGCAGCAGGGCGCAGAACGGGGCGGCGATTCGCGAGCACGTGGTGATGTGGTGCGCGTGTGATTCCGATGGCAACGCGATATTCACGCAGGATGATCTGCCTGCGCTGAGCGAAAAGTCCTCGGCCGCGATCGATCGAATTTACACGGCAGCATTGGCAATCAATGGTATTGGCGGTGCGGCGGCGGATGAACTGGAAAAAAACTGATCGAACGCCCGGGCCTGATGTTCCGGTGCGATCTCGCGATCGCGCTGGGCAGGACCCTGGCGGAGATAGGCTGCATGACATCTGGCGAGATTTCGATCTGGCGCGCATATGACGCGGCGGTTGGCCTGCCGCAGCGGCGCGCCGAGTGGCAGATTGCGAAGGCGATGGCGGGCATGGCGGTGATGCATGGTGGCGCGAAAAAATTCGATCCGATCCCGTGGTTGCCGCGCAATCCCGTTGATGGCGATGTGATGCATCAGACTGCGGAGGAATCGATGCGCGTGTTTGAATCCATCATAGGTGTCGATTCATGAGTGTCGCTGTTCTCGCAGTGCGGATCGAGGCGGAGTCTGCACGATTCCGCAGGCAGATGCTCGATGCGTCGAACAGCGTGCGATCGTTCGGCACGTCTGTCGATCGCATATATGGCGGCGTGCGCAATCTCGCGGCATTGCTCGGCGCCGGCTTCGGCGCATACAAGGCTGTTGATGCGTTCAGGCGCACCGCGCACGAGATGGAGCAGATACTCGATGTCGCGGAAACATTCGGCCTTGCGACGGAATCCGTTGCGCGACTGAAATATGCCGCCGACAAAAACTATGCGTCGTTCGAGGCGCTGACAAAGGCGATCGCATTCCAGCAGCGCAGCCTGCGCGCGGCCCGTGATGGCGCGGCGGAGGCGGGTCGCACGTATCAGCGACTAGGCATCGACATCGATCGCCTTGCGTCGATGCGCCCGGAGGATGCGTTTCTCGAAGTCGCCGAGGCCCTGAAAAACACCATCGACCCTGCGACCAGGACGCAGTCGATGTTCCGCCTGTTCGGGCGGAACGCGATCGAGATTGCGGATACGGTGCTGCTCGGCGCGGATGGATTGCGTCAGATGTTCGCGGAGGCGGATCGTCTCGGGCTGACATTCGACGCCGGGATAGGTCATTCCGTGAACGCAATGAACGAGTCGCTTCGTTCCATGCAGGGCGCATTCAGCGGCATGGCGCGCACGGTCGTATCCGAGCTTGCGCCGGTCGTGACCGGCGCGGCCGATGCGTTTGTCGAGTTCATGACCGGAGGCGAGGGCATGGCGGAGCGCATGCGCGGATGGATCGACGCCGTGATCGACAGAACAATTGTGCTTGAAAAGTCACTGCGATCGATCATGTCGGCAGTGGATGGAATCAACAGCGCATTCGCAACGGTGTCACGCGCTGCCGATGTGATTGGCGCGGTGAAGGACGTCGGGATCGGATCGCTGTTCGGGCTAGGCAGCGGCATTGTCGGAGCTGCCGGTTCTGTCACGTCGTGGTTCGGCAATCTGATCGGATCGGATGCGTTGCGCGCAGCCGGTGCGCAGCTGGATGACGACATGAAAACTTTCATGTACACGACCCAGGCCGCGATGGAAAACGCGAATCGGCGCATGAGAAAGATTACCGGTTCCGGAAACGGTGGCGGCACCGACATCAGGCCCGTGTCTGCGGATGAGCTGCTCAATGGCGTGAAGTCATCCATTGCGGCATGGCGCGAGGCTGGCGAGCGTCGCATTGCGGAGGCCAATACTGACGCCGCGATCATGGATGTGGCGCGTCAATCCACCATGCTGATGCAGGAGGAATTCGACGCGGCGGAGCGGCGCATGAACGAATTGCGGATGAACGCGGAGCGGTTGACGCGCGAAACGCGCACGCCTGCGGAGGTATTCGCGGACACGCAGCGCGATCTGAACGAAATGCTGGATGAGGGACTTATTTCGTGGGAGACCTATGCGCGTGCCATGGAGCGTGCGGCGCGCGAGATGGAGGGTGTCGCCGATGCGACTGACGCAACGCGCCGATCGATCAGTGCAATGGCCGGCAGCGGCGACCTTGACAAGGTCGCGTTTGCGTTTGGCGGCGTTGATCGCGGCGGTGCGACGGCACAGGATGCGCGATGGATTCGTGATCCGCTCGAAACTCCGATAGGCGGATGGAATCCGATCGCGCTTGCGGATGCCGTGCGTGGCAAGGCCGCGCATGATTATGCGTTTGCCCGCGCATCGCATTTCATACCCGGCGCGCAATCTGAAATGGCGCTTGCCGGAGCGCGATTGATGTCATCCACGACAGGCATGCGCATCGAGCAGCTCGACACGACAAACGAATATCTGCGCATGATCGCGAATGCGATTTCAACGCGCACAATGATGGTGGTTGCGGTCTGATGGCTACGGTAATCATGGATCGACTTGAGGATGGCGGGGTCCGGCTGACGGAGCAGGATGGCGCGCTGCAATCGCTGGAGCGTCCGTTTTTGATCACGGGATTGTCCAGCGGCAGCGCGCAGATTGCGCACGAGGCGCTTGCCGCGCTGGATGGCGCCGGATACACGATTGGCAGCGCGCCATCGTGGGCGCCGTCGCTGTATCTGCAATCGCGAGAAATCACGGGACTGGTGCAGGCGTCGCCGCAGACGGCGCGATCCGTCAGTGGCTGGTTACGTTACATTCCGATCGGGCAGGAAGAGAATACGTTTCGTTTTCACGTGTACACCGGGCTTCAGCAGGCGCAGACGCAGAACAACAGATGGGGCGCGCCTCTGCTGGTCGAACATACGTTTTCCGAGGACGATCCGGAATTCCCTCTTGAGACGCAGCAGCAGATTGCCACAGTGAATTTTTTCGAGCCGCAACTGCGGCTTGGCGCGATCGGTATTCTTTCGCGATGGATTCCGATCGCGGAGTCGGCGCGGTGGATCGGCGCGGTGAACTCGACCTATTGGGTGGGCGGTGCGCCTGGCACATGGTTGTGCACGAAAGCCGATGCGTCGCCGGTGTCACTCGACATTGCGGAGCGCAAATGGAGATTCCATTTTGAATTCCAATACAAGCACGGCGGATGGAACCCGGGCGTGTGGTTCGAGGACCCGCGCACCGGCAGGCCCGCCGTGAATCTCGTGCCGGGTGTTGGCGTATATCAGGCTGATCTGTATCGCGGGGTCGATTTCAGGATGCTGTTCCCATGAGATTGAACATCGAGCGCGGACCGTTTGGAAACTACCGGCGCGGCACGATATTGGATGCGCGCAGGCTCAATCGCGTGCAGGTGGGCGCGCGAGATGCTCCGCAGGCCGGCCCGGGCGTCGAACGCATACAGATTGGCGACAGCGTGATTTTCGCCGCTGCACAGTCTGGCAACGTGCGACAGCGCAGTCGCGGCACCATGATCGAGCGCGTCAAATCGCGACCGCCGCTGCCGACCAGTGGAACACGCATCATTTTCTGGCTCGGCCCGGAGCATGGCGGCAACGGCGACAATCAGCACTGGATCGGCGCGGCGGAGCAGACACGCTGGCATCCGTTGGACAAGCCCACTCTGAAATGAAATATGGAGCATGACCGCGATGGAATGCGGTGGATACGAGACGCGCACAATGCCGGATGTCGAGTGGCCCGAGTTCGACACGTGGCTGCAGGATCAGCAGTGGATGCAATGGCTGCGCTGCTTCAACGAGAAAGAGGCGCAGATCGGATTGACGCCGACATCATGGAGCCTTGTCGGCGCGAATCCGGACAATGGCGACTGGGCCGCGTACAATTACGGATCGAATCCGGACAAAAACGTGTGGAGCACGATCAAGGCGTGGCTTGGTCAGGCGCGCAATTCCGTGTCGCGACATGGATCCGCGTGGTTCGATCTTGACTGCAAACGATGGCAATGGCGCGACCGCGCATCAATCTCGCCTGCGCTGACCGCGCTTGGCGCAGTTCCGGACAACAAGGATGAGTGGCTGACATTCATGAATGGACTCATGAATATCGTGGATGAATATCTGCGCGTGCAGGAATATGCCGGACATACACATCGCGATTACCAGTTGCGGATCAAGCGCAAAAAAACCGTGTGGCGCGGCAGGTATGGAATATTGCCGGATGGCGTGCATCGCGACATAGACAGGCTTTACAGCTCGGCATCATCCTCTTGCGGCTACTACACGGATCGCGAGGGTTATCGGTATGTCGTTTCATGCGTTGATACTTATGGCAAGAACGCATTCCCAGGCGTGGCTACATCTCATGGAACCGAATTTGAATTCGTTAACACCTTTCCATTTGCCGGCTATGATCTTGACGTATTGATTACGTTTATTGGTGCGTTCGTGTATCCGAACGATCTTCCTGCGGGGCAGGTGCGTTTTTACGAATCATATGATCGCGAGCATGGCGGAATGATCTCATTTCTGATTGACACATCCGATCCAATAGCCCATGAAGATTCATACCTGATTGGCAATGCTGAAACATGCGGGATTCAGCACTGGCATGACATGCCGCTCAGTGGCACGCAGGCACGTTATGCCGGATGGCTGATAGTGGATGAATGCGTAATTACCTACGAAGTCGGCGCGACTACACCAATATCGTATTTTGAACCGCTGCCGGAATTCGCGCCTGGTGCGACGCTGACGATCCCGCTTCAGAAAAATTATGTCAATGATGGCGTAAATTGCTCCGATGATGCGCCAAGCGAAATTGTTCTCGACTCCAATGCTGGAAATTATTTTGAGTTTGATGTGACAATTACGCTGAATGCGTATCAGTCGTGCGACGGCGCATATCCGTGCACGGAGATCGAACCTGCTTCAGAAACTTATTTGGGCTCTGGAATATATTCAGGCACGGCATTGAATTTTGGGAAGAGATCTGCGTTGCTTGACATGCGATTTGAGAATGGGATGTATACGATTGACATTGACGCATGCGTCGACAACTGTCAACGTGTGCACACCGCGGAAATAGATGAATGAGTGCGCGGATCACATCGTTTGAAATCGTCGGCAACAGCGCCGGGCGATGGCGATGGACGGGAACACCGCCATTCTATGTTTTTGGCGCCAACGGCGATGCGCTGCTCAACGGAACGAACGAAACGGAAATCATGATTGATGCTACGGACTACATGTGGAGCCCAACCATAGAAGTGCTTGATAGCACGCAAATATCGACAAAGGCACCGGCATCCATAGAGAATCCCGCGTGCGTCGTGCTTCAATGGTTTGGAATCAACGATGCGAGCTATTACAGGATTGACATATGGAACGGCACGGAATGGGAACCTGCGTCGCCGCGATTCGATCAATATCCACGCCACGTAGGTCAGCGTTATTATCAATGGCGCAGCACGGTGCTCAACGACGGCACGCACGCACGCTATCGCGTGGTGCCGGTGCGCGAATTCAGCGGCACCATTGTCGACGGTGACCCTATTGAATTTGATGCAGTCATACACCGCAACCCCGAACTCGAAATATACGGCGCGCAGTGGACATATGACTGGAACGAAACCACGCACGAGTTGATCATCGGAGTGAATCCATGACGGCGGCCCGCACAAAAAACGATGCGATTGGAATCTATCGCACAGGCAATGGCGGCACCGATGGCAGGCGCATCGCCGTGCAGCAGCCTCGCATCAGCGGCATTTATACGGGAAACCTGAGCGGCGTGCTGATCGAATGTGTTTCCGGGAATTGTGGCGAAGGCCTTGGCGCGATTACTGCCGTGTCGCAGAACTCGCTCGCGTTCGCAGCGCCTGATGAAAATTTTGGTGACGCCGTAACGATCGAGAGCGGCGAATCGCGCATTCTGCACAGCGAATCGGCTTCAAAATGGATTCGCGTTCTGCGCGTTTCAAGCAATCCTCTCGGTGAAATGCTCATGCTCGAATTCAATGCGGTCGCGCTGCGCGACTGCGATGATTCATTTCGCGAATCCGGCGGCATGCTGCACCATCAATTCTTTTTGAAAAATCATTCATCTGCCGATGTTTCAGAAATAAAAATCCATTTGAATCCGATCGCCGCGGCGGTCGCAACGTCTGTCGCTCAATTGCCAGCGACAGGCGCCGGTGAAATAGAAACATCGGCGTCGCTTGGTTCGTGGCCATCGCGCGGTGTGGCGCGCATAGTCGATTCCGGCGGTGCGCTGCGCGAAATCATCTACTACGAGCGCGACGGCAATGTGTTGTCGGTCGCCGAGGCACATCGCGCGCTCGCCGGTACGGCGGAATCGGCTGGCGATTCAACCGACACGGTGCAGCCGATTCCGCCATGCGTGATCGGCATCGAACCGATCGACGCAAACGGCTTCATTCAGCCCAATGCCGTGCCGGAGAACGCACCGGCAGGCGTTGAGTTTGTTTCGCCGACAACGATTGCAACTGCTCTTGACGCTGGAGAATTGCGCTCCGGCGAGAGCATTGGGCTGTGGGTTGCGCTGATCGTGCCGCCGGACATGGTCGGCGGAAAACATCTCGCCTATGATTTCAATGTCGCATTCAATCATGATGGCGATTCATTCGCAGAGCGCATGCGTGCGATATGGCATGTTCTCGACAGGCGCCTGCAAAAAAATAAACGT